AGTTAAAGCGGATAGTGAATTGCTAATTAGCCCACTTAGCGGTCGATATTTCCTAAAGAACGATCGCAAGCAAATACTTATTATCTTAACTGAATATGAGTTGGTTGTGATCAATCACGTATTTGGCTACAATATTAAAATTTCCCAAAAATTACAAAGGTCTCTGTACCAAGCATTCGTTAACGAAGTTGAACAACGTCGCACAGCTATGGAAAATGCATTTAGACAAAATGTAAAGCATTCGCTGCAATCTATAATCTCTCATATCAATGACTAAATTTACAAAACTTGCCCTAATAGGAGCCAGCATTATGATAGTAACTGCCAGTTTTATTACAACTGGCGTTGTTGTCGCTGCTGCAAACCGGACAAAAACAATTGAAGTATCGGCCGCGCCGCCTAAAGACACAATAATTGTCGAAAAACCTGTTTATATCAAACCGGACACAGTTAGAATACTTGTGCCATGCCGCAGAGCTCATTGCGAATTGGAAGTAAAACCCAAACCGAAACCATCTGACGATAGTATAATATCTACTCAAACAACACCTCAATAATATGGACGTAAATTTCACAGACACATTCTTTGATAGTTTCAAGAGAATGATCAATAGAGAAAAATGGTATTGGAAAACATGGGATTTTTTCCGATATGATCTCCCACGTGGACTTAAAAACTTTTGGACTTTTCGTAAAGCTGTCTGGAATTACAGGTGGTGGAGCGGCCACCATTCAGTGCTGCCCTTAATGCAAAAGGCTCTTGAGGAAATGGCTACAAATATTGAAAGACACGGCCATGAAGTCGAGTCTAGTAGTTCAAAAAAGGTTAGGGCCATGAAGAGAGCTGCTGATATTATGCAGCACTTCATTAACGATGACTTCATTGAATTGGCTGAAGCTGAATTAGGCGAAACAATACATCATCCATGGGAATTTGAACCTGCTGAGAAAGAAGGTTATGTTCAATTAGTCGATCAGGATACGCCAGAAGAAAAGGAACACAACCGTAAAGTATTCGCCAGAGCTCGAGAAATCGAAGAGCAATTATGGGATGAGTTATGGCACTTACTGAAAGGTCAAGACTACACAAAATTTGAGAATGCTCCAGAAGGCCTGGATCACAATGAGAGTTGGGACCATTGGCAAAAGCAATTTGACGGCAGCGGATTACGTGGCTGGTGGGATTAATAAAATAACTACAATACATATACATGGCAAAACAATCGCAAAACAGTAAAACTCCAATGTTGGATTCCTTCGGTAAGGACTTAACGCAATTAGCGTTCGAAGGTAAACTTGATCCGGTAGTTGGCCGATCCGCAGAGATAAAGAGATGTAGCCAAATCTTGGCTCGCAGAAAGAAAAATAATCCAATTTTGATTGGCGAACCTGGAGTTGGTAAAACTGCAATAGTCGAAGGTCTTGCTGAAATGATCATTGACAGAACCTGTCCTCGAGTCCTGTTTGATAAAAAGATTATTTCTCTTGAACTTGCAAACTTAGTCGCTGGTACAAAATACCGTGGCCAATTTGAAGAGCGTATGGAACAGATAATTCAGGAAGTTCAACAGAACCCAAATATTATCCTGTTCATTGACGAAATTCATACGCTGATTGGAGCAGGTTCCGCAAGCGGTTCGTTAGATGCTGCAAACATCCTGAAACCAGCGCTTAGCCGTGGAGAGATTCAGTGCATTGGCGCAACAACAGTTGATGAGTATCGTGGATCATTTGAGAAGGACGGCGCTCTTAATCGTCGATTCCAACAGATTATCGTAAATCCATCAAGTCCAACCGAGACTCGCCAAATCATGGAAAATATCCGATCTAAATACGAGGATCACCACTCTGTTCATTATAGCAATGCTGCACTTGATGCATGCGTTTCATATAGCGATCGATACATACAAGATCGTTTTTTACCAGATAAAGCAATTGACTTGATGGATGAAGCTGGTTCAAACGTCCATATCAATGGAGTAGTTGTACCGGAGTCAATCAAACAACTTGAAGACAAATTAGGCGTAGTTACTGAGAAAAAAGATAAAGCAGTTAAAGCACAGCAATATGAATTGGCTGCCAGGCTCAGAGACGAAGCCCTAAAAGTAATTGACGAAACTGCTGGAGAGAAGAAGCTTTGGGAAGAGTCGCTAAAGGTTAACAGACTTGAAGTAACTGAAGCTGATATTGCAGCAGTCGTTGCATCGATCACAGGTATTCCAGTCACTCGCCTGCAAGGTTCTGAACTTGAAAAGGTTGCTAATATGGAAACCGCTTTATCACAGAGTGTCATTGGCCAAGCCGAGGCTGTTCGAAAATTAACCCGAGCAATTCAACGTTCTCGAGCCGGCCTAAAATCCAAAAAGAAACCAATTGGGACATTCATGTTCCTAGGCCCCACCGGTGTTGGTAAAACTGAATTAGCTAAACAGTTAGCAAAATTCATGTTCTCATCAGAAGATGCCTTGATCAGAATAGACATGTCCGAATACGGCGAGAAGTTTACTGCAAGTAAAATGTTGGGAGCTCCTCCAGGCTACGTTGGATATGAGAATGGAGGTCAGTTGACTGAGAAGGTAAAACGTAAACCATACTCAGTAATCTTACTTGATGAGATTGAAAAGGCTCACCCAGATATTTTCAATACCCTATTGCAAGTATTGGATGAAGGTCACATGACTGACGGATTAGGCCGTAAGATTGACTTCAAGAATACTGTGATCATCATGACCTCAAATGTTGGAGTTAAGGGCCTACAAGAGTTTGGAACAGGAATTGGCTTTGCAACAGCCGACTCAATTGAAAAGCAGAAAGATCTTGCTCATCAGGTTTTGCAAAAGGCAATCAGCAAACAGTTTGCGCCAGAATTCATAAATCGAATAGACGATATTATTATTTTCAATGCTCTTGAGAAAGAAGATATTCGTAAAATCATTGAGATTGATATTGCGGATCTTGCGGCTCGAGTTAAAGAAAATGGCTATACTATTGAAGTTACTAAACAGGCAAAGGACTTCTTGATTGAAAAAGGATATGATCCTAAGTTTGGAGCTAGGCCTTTAAAGAGAGTGATCCAGTCACATGTAGAGGACCTCATTGCTGAAGCCTATATTGACAATAAGATCAAGGAAGGAGATCATCTGGTGATCACGTATAAGGCGAAAGACGAAAAATTATCTATTAAATAATGGGACATCAAATTAAGCCAAGCGTCTGTAAAGGATGCGAAGTACCCAAAGGCTGGGGTAAAGAAATCATTATCGAGAATAATGAAAAATACTGTGGCAAGATCTTACAATTCAAAAAGGGCTGTAAGTTCTCAATGCACTATCACCTAATTAAGGATGAGACCTGGTATGTAAACTTCGGAGAGTTCCTTTATCGTTGGATTGATACTGAAACTGCTGAAGTTCATGAACAACATCTAGTCGAAGGCGATGTGGTTCGACAAAGACCTGGACAGCCTCATCAATTAGAGGCTCTATTCGACGGAGAGATCTTTGAGGTCTCAACTGAACACTTTGACGAAGATTCTTATCGTGTATGGAAGGGCGATTCTCAGGTCAAATGATTCTCTTAACCAGCTACGAGATTTCTACGCAAGGATAGATGAGGCCGGTTTCGTGAAGCCTGAATTTCTAAATCCAGGAGATCATCATATCCTTGACAGTAAACCCTTTTTTACGTCACTCACAAAAAAGATTAAAGATTATGAAATTAATTTGGGTTAATGGAACATTCGATGTGATGCACGTTGGCCATATCAGGCTACTAGAATTTGCAAAGAGCTTGGGATATTTTTTGATTGTTGGGCTCGACACAGATGATCGCATTAAAGAGTTAAAGGGCCAAGACCGACCGGTCAATTCCTTAAAGGATCGCATAGAATTCATGCGGTCAATACGTTATGTTGATGAAGTTGTTAACTTTGACAGCGATGAAGTCCTAACCTCTTTAATTAAGTCAGTTAGACCAGCTGCAATTGTAGTTGGCGAAGAGTATAAAAATAAAAAGGTAATCGGATCCGAATGGGCCGACGAAGTAATATATTTTAATAGAATTGGAGACTATTCAACAACCAAGATTATTAATAAAAAATAAGATATTTACATGAGGATTTTAGTAATTGGCGAAAGCTGTCTAGACGTATTTGAGTATGGGGAATGCACACGACTTAACCCAGAAGCACCGACTCCGGTGTTTATAAGTGGACAAAAGGTAACTAACGGAGGAATGGCCGAGAACGTCTATTCTAATATTAAAGATCTGTTGCCTGATGCGGAGGTTAAATTCTTAAAGCAGGCTGGAGGTGATATAATTAAACACAGGTACGTTGATCGAGCGTCTAACTATATCTTATTACGAGTTGACCATGATGGGCCAGCCGATCCCCTAGAGCTTGACAGTAGGATTATTGATAGAGTGTACGAAGCGGACATTGTAGTTGTCTCCGATTACTGCAAGGGGTTCTTGAGTACTCAAACTCTTGAAGAAATTGCTAAGGCTGCAAAGGTAAGCTTTCTAGACACAAAGAAACCGCTTGGTTATTGGGCAAGAAACTTCTCATGGATTAAAATTAATTCAAAGGAGTGGGAGAATCCAAATCACGATTCAGAATTCATAAAGGATTTTGGTTTCAAGATCATTGTTACGCTCGGCGACAAAGGAGCCAGAGTCGGTCAAGTCGTTGTTTCACCAGAAAAAAGCGTTGAGGTTAAAGACGTGTCGGGTGCAGGGGATTCATTCCTGGCTGGCCTTGCTGCATCGTATGCTAAAACCCGAAACCTGGACACGGCAATTAGATTCGCAAACCATTGTGCTGGATTAGCGGTTTCTAAACGAGGAGTCGTTTCTAGCCTCGACACAGCCATATAAATAACCCTACAAAAAAAGGGTTATACTAATGGGCAAATTCGGAAAAAGAAGACTTCCTCAATTCATGGATAAAGAGGCTGTCTCAATGGGAGCCAATCCAAAATCACATCAAGATAATTATAAAAGACTTAAAGGTTTGGGTTTAGCTGAACCTGGTAAACCTGGTGTTATTAAAATCATGGGTAATAAGCCAGAGGACTTGGCTGAAATTCAAGCAGCAGGCTTTAAAGTACGCAGAATCACAAACAGTGAAACTTTCATAAAAATCCTAACCGTTTGGGGAGAAGAGGCGATTGTAGATTTTGATCTGGACACAAATGATACGGATTGGGAAGAAGGAATGGGCTATGGAGATCTAGTCGGCGAACATGAAGGCGTTGAGTACCGAATTCCAGTAGAAGTTAGTAAATTCGGTGGAGACGAAGAGATTGAAAGCATTGAAGATACTTCAATTGAAGCTACTGAAGTTGATTCAACTGGCGGAGCACCAAGTCACGCAACCTACAATAAAACACCAATACAGACTGACCGCGAGAAACGTAATGATCCAAATTACTATAATCGAGTATTCTCTCATCTAGTTAAGGACTGGGAAGAAGGTCCAAAGAAACCTATTAAATTTAATGCATATCGCGAACAGTATGTTGTATCTGATCCATCATCCCAGTTAGATTTAAGAACTGGTGAAATTACAGCAGACAATGGTGAAGTTATTCCATTGGACGATGTTACGTCTATTAGCTTGGACAGATACACTAGCAAAGAACAAGGTTACTCAATTAATACAGTTTATCCAGGTTCAGCAATTCCATTCCATGCATACGGTGGAAAACTAGCAGAAGGCAGAGTCTCAGATTCATTTGAGCAATTCGTAAATGAGTGTTGGTCAGCAATGCCAGAGAGCTACGTTCCAGGATTATCAGATAGTGCAAAACAGGCAATCAAGAGAATTTGCGAAGACGTACTTATTCATGAGGCTCACACGCATGATATGACACCGGATGAGACTCAGAATTACGAGTCTTACATGAATGAGTGTCATCAATACTTAATGGAATGCATGATGACCGCTTCTCAAAAATTAAAGGTATAATATTAGTGAAACGACTTAACGAAATGGCCTTTAGCGGCGAATCAATTACAATATTTGACCTAGATGATACATTAGTTGTAACTAATGCAAGAATCGCTGTGAAAGATTCCAAGACTGGCGAAGTGTTTCACCTGACTCCACAAGAGTTTAATGAATACGAACATAAACCACATCACGAAGTTAACTATAGTCAATTTGAAGATCCTCAGATCCTAAAAGCTGGCAAACTAGTTGAAGATATTTTAAAGATTCTCAAAGATACTTACGAGAATTCAACAGCAGTCGGTATTGTTACGGCCCGAAATAAAGGGGCAATGATCAGAGAATTCTTCTTGGATAACGGTATTGATATTCACCCTAAATTCGTAATCGCAGTAAACGATCCAGCTGAAGGATTTCACGGATCAGTTGCAGAAAAGAAACAGCAAGCGTTTAGAAGACTTTATGAAATGGGTTACACTGATTTCAAGTTCTTTGATGATGACATCAATAATTTGACTCTGGCCAAAGACCTTGAAAGGGAATTGCCTATTACTGTGACGACTCACAGAGTTACATCAGAGCACTTGCCTAAGCTTGAATTAAAAGAGATTGGAATATTTACTGGTAAATTTAAGCCGCCTCATACTGGTCATTATGATATGATTAAACAGTACGCAGCCGAGAACGACGAATTTCATGTATTTGTTTCTCCAAAGACGGAGGGAGAAGTTACTGGTCAAATGGCTGTTGCTATTTTAGAATTATATTTTGGCGGAGATTCAAATATTCAAATTCACCTATCTGAAGTTACGCCAGTAAGATCTGCATACGAATGGGTTGAGGCTCTTGGCAAAACACCTGATGCCCCAAACAATAAAATTAACCTGTATGCACTACCTGCCGACATGAAGAGATTTGCGGCAATGGAAAAATGGTTGGGCGGAATAAAACAGTTACAGAGAATTGAGACAGTTAGACCGGAATTTATTAAAGGAGCCGGCCAGGAAGAAGGAGATTCTGATGGAGTTTCAGGTACACTAATGAGACAATTTATTGCCGACGATGATTTTGAAAGCTTTGCTAAAGGACTGCCAGATGGAGTCAATAAGAATCAGATATGGTCGATTGTTAAAGGCGGTCAAGTTGAAGAAAATGGAACATTTGCAATACCAGCAGATTCATTTAGTCAATCAATTGATCAGAATATAATGCCAACTGACGTAAACGTGCCAGTCGGAGGTCTACCTGCCCAATGGACAACAAGTCAGCCGTATTCAAGATTAGACCTAAAGACTAATCCAATGGCAGATCGTTATGGTTCCAATCCAGGCGGGAGAGCTGTTAAAACGTTTGATGATTTCTGTAAATCGGAGCCTGAGACCGCGACGTTCAATAAATCCGCTGTAACCGGTACTCTTAATAAATAATAAAAAGATATTACACTAAATGAAGAATAGACTTTTAAAGTTCGATGAATTTAAAAATGGCAATACTCTAGTTGAGCCTAAGAAACATGCATTGGCAGTAAAGCCAGCAGATCCAGTAAAAAAGGAAAAAACAATCGATCAAGTAAAGAAAGCTAACTTAACTCCATTAGACACAAATGAGCCAGATTATTCAAAAACTCAAAAGGTTGATGAGTCTACTGCAACTCTAGCTATTCAAGTTGAAGTTGATAAGCTTAACGCTGAGCTTAAGAAATTGGATCCAAAGGCTGTTGACTATGATGCTAAAAAACTTGATTTAGATACTAAGTTATTGGCATTATCCAAGCAAATGGACGCTCAGAAAACAACTGATGCACAGACTGCGCAAAAGCCAGCATAAAATTAGCAAAATTAAATGACTCAAGCTGAACTAATACTTGATATTCAAAACGAATTAACCTTTGCAAAGTCTTTGCCCTACTCAATTCCTGAGCAAGAAATCGTACGTATCATTACTATTGCTGAAAGATATTTCTACGATAACTGGAGACACGCGATTGAGCCTAGGTACTTGCTATTGCCTCTTGCGATATTTTCAAATCCACTTTTCAAAAAGGAGAGAGCTATTCAAATGCCAGATTGCGTCCAGTTCGTTCATCAAGTAAAAGAGGCAAAGGGCGGATCGATGTTTGGAACAATTGATCAGGACTTTTCTGATAATAAATTTATTGGCTCTGAGATTTTCTTGACGCCATTTATTGGCGAATCGCTTATGTACAGAACAGTACTGTTCTCATTCCTAGATATCGCAAAGAATTTTACAATTGATACACTGGCTTACGATTACAATAAGAATACTCACAAGCTTACAATAATGGGTAGAAATCCTTCTACTCCAGTCGTTGCGCAAGTTGCAAAGAAAATACCAGCTGAAGATCTTTACGAAGACGAATTATTTCAAAGATACGTCAGAGCTAAAGCCAAAATCAGACTTGGTGATTTATTAACTTCATTTGACTTTAACTTACCAGGTGGAGTAAAACCAAACTACACATCATTAGTTACTAAAGCAGAAGCTGAGCTTACTGCGGTAATGGATATGATGAAAGGCGAAAATTCAGCTGACTGGATGTTCCTAGTCAATTTCTAATTATGATAGACTTTTATTTTAGAGCACCAGGCGATCCAAATTACATTCCGGAAAAAATTTCCGAATCAGGCAACATTGAGAATACTATTGAGCAGGTCAGAATGACTCTATTAACTAAAAAGGGAGAAGTTTTGGGAGAGCCAGAATATGGACTCGATGTTACAAAGTACCTATTTGAATTTGAGGGATTTCCTCTTGAAAACCTTGAATCTGAAGCAAATTTACAAATTGAAAATTATGTAATGATGTCTAAGATTTACAACATAAAGTCTAGTGCTTTTACGCTAGACGATATTGGTGACATTCATAAAACGGCGTTAGGCCTAGACATTTCAATTGACGGTCGTCGCTCATTTGCTACAATATACGAGGGCTAATCCACTCATTAAATGTATGAATTGGATTCCATCCCAATTCTGTCTGTATTTTAGTGATACCTGCCAGCGATCTAGCTGGTTCAATTCGATTACCCGCATCAATTTGATTCGCTGAGATCTTGTCAGCAATCTCCTTAACACTTAGGTCCAATCCAGTACCAACATTAAAGATATGATGGCCTTTCTCTATTTGCATGGCCGCAAAGTTTGCTCGAGCAACGTCTTCTACTGCAATAAAATCCCTGGATTGAGAGCCACCGTTGATAATCGGTAAAGGTTCACCAGCTCTAGCCTTTTCCAGAAAAACTGACATTACTGGTTTATATGAGCCTGTTAGGTTTGGACGATCGCCGTACACATTAAAGTATCGCAAGCAGACGGTTGAAATCGTTGTATATTGTTCGCATAATTTCTCCGACATTAATTTACTTAGAGCATACGGCGACATTGGATACGGCTCGCAATACTCGTGAGTCGGAAAGGTTTGAGTATCTCCGTACACTGCGCTCGTTGAGCTGAAAATTAGATGATCTATTTGTGCACGCTTCATTGCCTCAAGAACAACTGCTGTGCTTATCAAGTTTGCATTGTAGTACTCAACCGCATTGGTCATAGATTCTTCAACTGATGTCTTGGCCGCAAGGTGAAAGACGTGAGACGATCCGCCAATTAAGGAGGCTAGGGCTATTGCAGATTTGCTAACGTCAAGTCGATAACACGAAAGATTGGGGTTAGCCAGATCATTTTTAAGATTGCCTAGTGATCCTGTAGAAAGATCATCTATTACTATTACTTGATAATTATTTGCTAATAGGAGTGATACAAGATGTGATCCGATGAATCCAGCTCCTCCGATTACGGTTACTTTAGTTTGCATTAACTACGCATATTTTATCGTTTACTGATTTGGTTTTAACGCAGACGATTTCGCATTCCGTTGTAAAAATTGGATCAGCAATCTCATAGGGTTCCAGCGTAAAAATATCGCCGGCAACCAGAGTCTTGCCCTGTAAAATCATGGTTCCCCTAACCAGTAAGTTTATTTCAGTTACCTCAGTATGGTAATGAGTTGGCCATTGCTCGTTCTGAGCATGGACTTTA